GCCGCAGGCGACGATGACCGCCTTGGCGCGGCTGTAGATGGCGCGGCAGGCCTTGGTGATCGCCGCGTCCTGGCCGAACGCCGCGACCGCTTCGCGCTCGCTGGTGATCAGCACCAGGTCACTGGCCTTGGCGGTGACGCCCGGGCCTTCGGTGAAGGTGTCGACCAGGCCGATGATCGAGGACGATGGCAGTGCGATGCTGCGCGCGCCGGTGTCGACGTTGGTCACGGTGACGCCGTGGAAGAATCCACTCATGTAGGTGTGCTCCAGGTTTTGATGTAAAGGTTCAGGTGTAAAAAAGCCCCGCGTTTGCAGGGCTTGAAAGGGTTGAAGTGAGAAGCAGGTAGTGGTGGCAGCCGAAGCCGCTTCAGATGAGCTTGATACGACTCGGGTACGCGATGTTGCGCGGCCTTACCGCACCGAAGTAAGCACTGTTGGCGGCTATCGTTTGGGTGGTTGCAGAGGCTGAGGTAGTTGAAACCGCAACGGTTTCGTTGGTGTCCGAGACATCGAAAAACCTCGGCTTCATGTTTTGCATACGCCTCAACGACGACACCGCATCGACAATTTCCCCATGCACCAGCGAAGCAAGCTGGTACGAACCTGCGATTCGCGCGGGGTCCGCACCGCGGCCTTCATCCAGAGACCGCAGGAATTCACCACGCAGCTCGGGAATGCGGAACGTGGTTACCCCGTCTCCGCGTGTCCAACCGCCCTCCATGCCCACGCGCTGCGCTTCGTTCACCAACATGCCCGACTGTTGTGCGTGATCCCACAGCCATGGCCAGTCCCCCCGCGCCAGCAGCCTTGCATTAGGGATGCTCCAGCCCCCTGGGTTCAGCGCGGTCGAGGTTTCGAACACGACACGCCCCAATGGGGTGTTGTCCATGCGGTCCAGCAATAGCCAGTTGCCTGCGCCATCACTGCGCAAGTGCCAGAAATCACCACCGCCCAGCACCATGCAGAAGGGATAGCCTTCAGGGCGAAGGTGGGTATGGAACTTGATTTTCTCGCCGTTGGCGGCATACACGAGCAAGGCGTTGGCACTGTTGTCGACGCGCTGAATGCGCACGTCCATGACCTGGCTCGCCTTGGGCAGGGTGATCATGGTCTGGCCTGCCGAGGCGTCTGCCAGCAGAAAACCGGTTTCGTGAGCTTCCAGCACCTTGTTGCCACGAATGACCGTGTTGTTGATACCCTGCACCGAAAGCATTCCACTTTCGATGGCTGCAAAAACATCACTGCGGCTCATGCCGACCTCCCTGGCTGCACAAGAAATTCAGGTGCCACGGGGCGATGTTCGATCTGAGGAAATTCACTGGCCTGAGGCCAGTCACGCAACGCCTGGATATACACCATCAGTGCGCTGTACTGCTGCGCATCGAGCGTGGTATCGATGCCCATTTCCACCTGATCGCGGTGTCGGTCCCGCAGCCAGGCCATCTCGGCCAGCTTGGCGTCACGCCACACGCGGTCATCGTTCTGCCCTGCAGGTAGCCGTCGGTTCAGAAACGCAAGGTAACGTGGGTCATCGTCTTCCACTTCCACGATGCCCGGCCAGAACTCAGGTGATTGAGGGCAGGCAAAGACACTTGCCACCTCCCCCTCCAAGATACTCAAGTACTTCATATGCGATACCCCGTGATGTAGACGCTGTACTCCGGCGTACCCTGTGTCTGGTTGACGGTAGTCATGTACATGAGCTGGCGCGTAACGAGCGGCAAGCCTTCGAACATGATGGAACTGGCGCCGTTCGCCGGAAGAGTCGCGGTGTTGCGTTTGATGCCTATGCCATTGGGTGTTGCGTACAACTCGATGGAGATCGCGCCCGCCTGAGAACTTCTGACCGAGAACAACCCCTCGGCCGATACTGCGTTGGGAGGCACGGAGCCTGCCAAGGAGACCGGTGCCATGCTGACGGCAGCGGTCCCCAGGTAGGGTTGAGTGGGAGCTGGCGCAACCAGGCGTCCGCGCACCACCACTGGGAGCATTCTCCCGGCGCCATCCGTTGGCACTACTGCCACCAGTGCCGAGGCGCTGAAACCTCCAGAAGGCCATGGTCCGGCAAATACCTCGGCAGCTATCTCCTTGCTGGCATTCACCGCTACCGCTGCGGTCGTTTTGGCTTGGGAGTTGTGCAACACATAAATGGCCACATAGCCGTTGGCAGGCGCAGTGCCGGTATTCATGCCGCCGGCACCGACCGTGCCCAGGTTCAACGGCACAGAGACGTTCGCAACCGACCAGCCGGCGCCACCCAGAGCGTTCTTGACCACCAGTTCATCTGCCTGAACGGTTGCCGTGGCAGATGCCGAAGCGATCTCCATGCGCACACCGCGCGCCTCGCCCACGGTCGCCGATGCCTTCATCAGCGCCTTCGCTTCGGCAATCAGCGCGGCAACGTCGGCATGGCCCTGGTTAACCGGGATGCTCCACGCCTTTATGCACCACATGACTGCCAGGTTGCGTGGGCGAGTCTCCTCACCTCCCGTGGAGGTAAGATTTGTGAAGTTGGTACCTGTAGCGACTCCACCAGCATCAGCGCCGACAAAAAACGGACCGCCGGTGTTATCCACAACATTGGATGCCCACATGGGTGCCCCGTGACCATGGCTCTTGAAGGCATCAAGTTGATTGCTGCCAAGCTCACGCCCGACATCAACGCCTCGCCCATGATCCCATCCCCGAAGAAACTCACCGCGCGCTTCCGGCAAACGGAAGAAGCCCTGTGCCTCTCCCCCCTTGTTGTAGTGAGTCCCCAGGTAGGCTGCGAGATCCGGATAGGTTGTGGCGCTCTGCAGGCTGCCATCAAGCTCCAGGTAACCCACCGGTACATCAGCCTTGGGAAATGGCAGGATCGCTCCGACAGGGATTGAGGAGCGCAGAGCTGTCAGCTCGGCAACGAGGGCTGACACGTCGATCTGCCCCTGATTTACCGGCGCGCTCCAGGCCTTGATGCACCACATAACAGCCATATTGCGGCTGCGCGTTTCACCGATACCCAATGAGATAGCTGGTCCAGTTTTCAACCAGCCATCTTCACCCGTAGCAGCATAAATCACATCGCTCGCCACACTGTTTGTTCCTGGAACACCAATGGCAGCAGATCCGTAAGGCCACTCCCCTCCTCCGCTACCCAGGCCCCGAGCGTTTTGGATACATGGCACTTTCGTTCCGGGATCATTTACTGGAGTCACGTGCGAATGCGCCTCCATTTGATGTCCTTGAAAAGTCCCAACAGAGCGTCCAACATCGACACCCCGTCCGTGATCCCAACCTCGCAAAAATTCACCACGGGTATCCGGCAGGCGGAAGAATCCTGCTGCCTCATTGCCCTTGTTGAAAGCCCCACCCAGGTAAGCCGCCAGGTCCGGATACACCGCCGCGCTCTGGGTACTACCATCTACTTCGAGGAAGCCCGCCGGCACGGTGCCTCGTGGGAACGGCAGCATGGTGCCCACCGGTAACGCCGACGCTGTATTCAACAACGCCTGAGTCTCGGCCTTGGTGTAGCTGTTCGCGGCCTGGAACGAGCTGAAGGCCAGGATCTCCACGGCCTCACCCAAGCTGCATGGGGCCTTGAACGTGATCTTCTGGCCGTCGGACAGGTAGTCGGTGATCTCACGGCCATTGCGCAGCACGATGGTGCTGCCGATGGTATGGGCCAGGTTGAAGACGGTCTGGCCGACCGACGCTTCGAACGAGTAACGCTCGAACGCTTTGTTGGCACCAACGCCACCACCGAGCTGGAAGTAGGTGCCGTCGTAGTTCAGGTCGTACAGGGCGCCAACGCGGATATCGCCGCCCACCAGGTCGACCAGGCCGCTATTGCCGGACTTCTTCACCGCCACGGCGGCCAGGCCATTGATGCGTGCCGTCACGGCGCCGGTATTGGTAGCGCTGGCCTGGAACTGGAAGCGCTGGCCAGCAGCGTAGGCCGCCAGGGCCGATTCGCCGCTCTTGAGCTTCAGCGTCAGGGCATCGGCGGTGCCGGTGGCGACACCCAGCCAGGCCAACGGCCCGACGTCCTTGGCCGCATCGGCGCGGCGCAGGTACTGCGGGTGCGGGTCGGCGGCCTCCACGTGCGCCTTGAGCTGGTTGCGGGCGTAGAGCTCGGCCGCTTCGCGGGCCTTGTCCACATAGTCGCGTGTCGCCAGGACGATGCTCGGATCGACCTTCAGCGTGACATTGGCGAGGTTGCCGAACACCACGTGCATGCGGATGGTCTGGGTACGCCCGGAGCCTTGCGCCAGCAGCGGCTTGTAGCTGGGCGCCGGTTTGGCCACGGCAATGAAGTTGCCCTTGGCATCCTCCAGCGCCAGCTCACGGATCCACCAGCCGCCGGTTTCCGGTGGCAGAACCAGTTCGGCCACCAGCACGCCAGGGTCGGCGGGCGATTGATACAGGGCATTGAGTTGTGCCCGATAGACCTGGCGCACCAGCGCGGTCTGGGTTGGTTTAGGCGTTGGGTCGGGGGTCTGCGAAGGCTCGCCGCCGGCATCGCCGATCAACATGTGGGTGATGTTCCAGGGCAGGCCCAGCACGGCGGTGTTGGCCTGCTGGGCGATGCCCACGTTGGTCAGGAACCCACCGAATTGGGTGGTTGAGTTAGCCATTGAGGTAGATGTCCAGTATGTCCGAGGTGTGGTCGTTCACCAGGTTGTAAGCGCCCAGGTGTACGTCGATGTCCGATGCCTGCCAGGGAAGTACCTCCAGCAGTTCACCGTCGTAGAGCGCAACGGCCTGATAGGCGGGGATGTGGCTTTCGAGGCTGATGTCGAGCCCGACCAGGTGCCGGCTGACTGGCTTGGCGTCCTCGATCAGTCGGGTCAGCTCTTGGTAGGTCTGTTCATCGATACCGCTGTCCGCCACCCCGACCTTCAGGGCGAACGTCCCCGGCACCCCGGCAGGCTTGGCCTGCCACCATTCCTGCACCTCGATCAGGTAGCCGAATGGCTCGACCACCCGCCTGAGGGCACCGAGGGTGCCCTTGTGGGCGTGGACGAAGAACGCCGAGCGGATCACCGAGCGCTTGATCGCCTCGCTCCAGCTGTCGTCCCAGCGGTCACCGACCAGGC